ATGCAACCATATACTGCGCGGGATTCCACACAGGATTCCAACCGAACAACTCTCTGCTTTCATCTTGTGATGTATCAGGTCTTGGATTCAACAACGACTGTGGGTCATTGATCTTTACACGTCCCAAGAAGTTCTGTGGTTGATCTGGGTCTACAACATCTCTGCCCACAAGAAAGCCAGTCTTATGCCCGTTGCGAAACTCAGGCACGAGGTCTTTCAAAGGATAGCGAAAGCCAGTCCTATCACAGAAGCCATAAGCGTATTTGCCTTTTGCGTAGCTCATCCACCACCCATCACAAACGTATCATAGGGAACAAACTTGATTGATGCTGTCTCTTCATCCTCACCAGACGCAAGCTGGAACTGGAACTCGTATTCTTGCTTCAATGCCTGTGCGCGACCTGCAGCTTCTGGTTTCTTCATAGACAAATAATAAGCCATACCAGAAACTAGAGCCGGAACGAAACGAGGAGGAACAGTAGATACATCACCACCAATGCCAGAAGACAATCCATCAATACCCTTCAATCTGTAGTAAAACAAAGTGTATGTAGTTGACGCATCAGGCACAGGCCACAGAGTTACTTTGACTTCCGTTGGGAGCCTTTGGACGTAGATTTGGGTCGGCCTACCTTGCGTGTTTTTGTTTGTTTGCTGCGCGTAGGTTGAGACACTGATCCTTTCGAGGGCGGTGTCGGTTTGACTTGTACCTGTACCTGTTCGGACTTGGTGTTCGATGAGATCAATCGTGTCCGCAGGTAATGTGTAAGTCGCTGTGCCAGCCGTAATGGATAACGTACCAGCTTCAATAGTGAAGAGATTAAGGCCACGGTTTTGCCACTCCAATGTTAAAAGGTTAAGGCTCCGACGAGCCGTTTTAAGGTCATAGCCAGAGCGCATCTCAAGACCCGCCCGTTCATAGGCTTCCTCGAAAAGTTCTGGTAGGTCTGGTGTTACTACTGCCATGATCTTGTCCTATGTAACTACACTTCTGTGTCGTTTGGTTTTCTTTGCAATCTTTTTAGGTTGAGCCACATGCTGCTTACCTGCCTTAGTGCCTTGTCGTTTTGCTCTTGTGGTAGCTGCATACTCACTGCTGCTAAGAGACTTAATAGCCGAAGAAGGTAGATACCGTTCACCAGTAGCATTAGCACCTTGGGTAGACGGTTTGCCACTTTTAGTACGCCATTTCTGCTTTGTCCAAGACTTGAGGCTTTTCTGTGACTTCTTCAGTGCCATTAATCTTTATAGCCACCCCCCGCTGCCTTGTATTGCTTTGCCAACATTTGAGCCTTACGAGCTGACCACTGTCCCGGTTTGCCACCTTTGCCGCCAGCTTTAATCTTATTAAACAGTCGTTTACGCATACTGGGTTTAGTATAATTACCTGCTTCATTGACCTTACTCTTGGTCTTACCGCCTTTACCCATGCGGCATAGTTCAAGGTCTTTCGCATCGTTTCCAGTAGGAACTTTACCACCATGCCCCATCTTATGAGCAGAATCTTTCATAATACTACCGTCAGGCATGCGATGATACCCTGATGGAACCTTGCCGCCAGCAGCCATACCTCTGTATCCGTTGGCGTAAGCCGCACGTTGCTGACGCTCCGCACCTGCACGGGTAGGGTAAACCTTACCTGAGCTTCCGAACTTGTAACCACCTTTTACTTTTTTGACTGGCATTCTGTTCCCCGTTAGCTGACTACCCATCTGTGCGCGAGAGATGGTCATGAACCCTTCTTCCATTTAGTTGAGCTAGACTTTGTCTTGCTTGGCGACCATTTAACTTTATCGGCCCAATAAGCTGCGGACATCTTGCCCTTGCTGATGTTCTTTGCGTGACGAGACTTAAAGGCTTTGCGCTGCCCTACAGTCTGGTTTGTCTTCACACCTTGTTGTCCAAAGCGGATAGTCTTAACCTTATCACCTTGTTTAGCCACAACGATGTGTGACTTGGTTGGGTGATTCGGTGTGCGCTTAGGTTTGTTGTACCCACTAACCCCTGCACGTTCTAAACGACTATCTTTCTTTTTCTTCTCAGGCATTACAGAGTATCCCCATTGTTGATGTAGATAAACTCCATTGACGCGGAGACATTAAAGTCAACCGACCCAGAGGAAGAAAATGCTCTCATCTCTAAGTCTGTTTTTTCTGTGAACCTTAATGGAAAAGTGTAAAACTGCTCATGTGCGCCATCTGTCAGGGTAAATCTTTCCTTTATCTGGAAGACTTCTCCGTATGGCCTAGCAACAAGACTCGCATTCAGAATAGCAGGTGTCTGAGTTGATGTGCCTGTGGACAAAGACATCTTTGTAAGAAACGCTGTATATCCTGCGGGAACTGTCCAAAGACCCATTAATGTTTGGTTATCACCATCGCCGTTGATGGTCAGGTAAATGTTAGCTGGAACTCCAGTGGTCACTGTGCCTGTTCCTGCGTAAAGTGTGCCAGCGTTTGCGCCACCACTACCTGCACTGCGGACAACGCCACGATTTATACGAAGGTAAGAATTTGTGGTATTAACTGCTGTTTGCCCATTCAACGTGACAACTTCGTTTATTTCGTTGTAATCGGCGTCTAAGCCAAAAACCTCTACTGTTCTTGCACCCGTTCCTGCGGCAGTGTCGTTAGCTGAACTGCTTGATACAGTCATTACTGTAGCTGACGCGGGATAAGCGTACAAGCCACCTTGTTCCCAGATGGTTTCTTTTGAGTCTCCGACATCGTTGTTGTAACCAAACTTAAATACCGTTTTATGGAATGATATTTGCCCACGAGCAACTTGAAGCTCAAACGGCTCGCTAGTACCGACTCTGGATATAGAACTTACTTCACGAGCCATGAGAGCCTCTTAATTATAGAACACCGTCATAGCGGTGATGTTTGTAAACGCAGAAACATAGATATCACTGACACGAAGACCATCAGACGGAATGTTTACTGAGTGAGAGTCAGACCCGATAAAGTCCAAATCAAGAACTGTAGAGCCACCATTGCCATCGGTAATGGTTAAACGAGGCGTTCCTGATGCGGTAAGCACCTGTATCTGACGAATACGCGCAGGGCCAACACCCGCTGACCCCGTACCCGTTAAGCGTTTGGATTGTACATCAGAGCGCATCTATCAGTCCTTTTTCTTAGGTGGACGACCACGCTTCTTTTTAACAGGCTTTTCTTCCCATGCCTCATTTACATTAGGCGTAGAAGGATTATCTGCTTTTAGCGTTCCGTCTGAGTTTCGTGCGCGAACTTTTTTCACGCCTATACCTCTAGCTTCGAGTTCTTCCGCGCTTGGCGGTTTAAAACGACTACTCATGAATCACCTTATGAATCAGAGATAGTTGCGCCTGTGTCAGAACGCTTCCAGTTTGTTCCATCGGAGAACGCTAGAATTGCAGAACCCGCTGCACCGTCAGATACATAAACGATTGTACCAGCACCTGCAGAAGAAGCAGATGGAGCAGTTGCAACTGTATATGTTGGAACTTTGATGTCGCCAATGAAACCATCAGTAGATGTCACTGGGCCTGAAAATGTAGTTGAAGCCATACTAATACCCCTTGCACAAGGTTTTGCCTAGCAGTCTGTGCAACGTCAGGTGGGGCGGAATCCTGTCTGCAAGGCTAATGTTGCCCCAAACGCAGAATAACATACTCCAGAAAAAAAGAAAGGGCTGCGTTAACAGCCCCCTCTAAAAGTTCAATTGAACTTATGCAGCACCCGGTGAACCGTAGATACCTAGTGGATCAGATACGCCGAATGAATAACGCTCACGCGCTTTGTAGCGCACGTTACCTGTATCGAAGTCACCGTCCATAGATGTCGCCATAGCTGTACGCACAAAGTGCTTCATGCCGTTTGGAACATCTGTAGTGATGAAGAACGCATCTGTGTCAGTTAGGTAGTGGTTGACACGGTAGCCTTCAGGGATCGAACCATTCGAACGCAATGCGTTGATGTCGTTATCCGCTGTACCTGTGCGTAGTTCTGTTTGTAGCAAACGAGTCGCCACGAACATAAGCGCAGGTGGAACGATCAACTTGCGTGGGCGAGCTGCAATCAATAGGCCACGTTCGTCAGTGAACGCTGCGATATCGATAACCGCTTGCTCAAGCGATGTTTCGTTCAAGTCGGCTGCGACTGCTGGACGGTTAGAGTTTGTACCGCCTTCAGTAGTTGGGTGATCTGTTGCAAACAAGAATGAACCGTCACCTGAAGTGAAGGTATCAAAACCTGTGTTCAACAAAGAAGCCGCTTTTACCTGCTTTGTGTACGCCATAGCACGAGCTAGTGCTTTGGTGTAGCGAGCAGATAGTGAATCGTACAAGTTGTCTTCCATCGCTTCTTCAGTGATAGAGAAGCCCATTGCAACCGTTTCGTGGTTGTAGCGAGCTGTGAACGATTCTTGTGCATTGTCGTATGAAATAGCTTGGCCTTCAGCTTTCACTGGGGCTGCG